CAACCGCAAATATTAGATACTATCCAATCCAATTATCAAGAGACACATTAATATCCTCTATAGGCGCGCTTGTAAGAGGTGTATTAACAAACACAACTGGAGCATATAGATTAGGAATTTATAATGGAAATGAAACTTCTACATTAGTTGAAGGTTCTACATCATTACCCGGCAGTTTATTAGGAGATTATGGAACCATAATACAATTGAGTAATACTACTTCATTTACTGAAATAGCAATTTCCCCAGCCAATAGACCTACTTTAAAAAAAGGATTAATATATTGGCTAGCAATAGCAACCTCAGGTAGTGGAACTGCAGGATTAGCACCTACCAATAACTCAGTATGGAATGACTATTTTGGTGCAACACCATCAACCACTACAATAACATCATATGTAGGTTTAACAGAAGCCGCAAATTATGGGGGTGGTTTACCTAACCCTGCTCCTACTTCCTCTTTAGCATTAATAACTATGTTTCAACCCAAATCATTTCCAATGTTAAAAATAACAGGTTCAATAGCGTAAAATAAAAAAATATGGCAATAAATAGAGTAATACAAAGAATAGAAGACGAATATGGTCAACCTATCTTAGACAAAGATGGTAGAGAACAGTATATCACCTTAAGTGAAACTATAACTGAAGATATTCCTGAACCCCAACCCACAATTGATATTAATAGTTTAACTACAGATCAATTAATAGAACTAAAAAAGAAATTAGATAGTTTATCTTTATAATATTTATAACAAATATATAAATTCATGAATATTCCAATATATCCTGGTTCATCATCATTTTTTCCTGGTAACACCCCATTTGGATTTTATGATCTAGATTATCAATTTCAAGTAGATGCTGATAAAGTAGCATTATTTTGTGCTAGAAGATTAGGATACCCAATCGTAGATATTGAGTTACAAGATATAAATTTTTATGCTGCATTTGAAGAAGCCATTACTACTTATGGTAATGAACTATATTCATTTAGAGTTAGAGATAACTATTTAACTTTAGAAGGAGCATCAACAACAACTACTATTAACGATGCCATTATAACTCCAAATTTAGGAAACCTAATTAAAGTATCTGAAATGTATGCTGCAGAAGCAGGAGCAGGAGGCAATGTTCCTTGGTATAAATCAGCAATATCAGCATCAGCAGGAGTTCAAGATTATGATTTAAATGAATGGGCAATTTCTCAAAGTTATAGTAATAATGATATTGAGATTAAAAGAATATTTTGGGAACAATCCCCAGCAATTGTTAGATTCTTTGACCCATATGCAGGTACAGGTACTGGTATGATTAACTTAATGGATTCATTTGGATGGGGAGGATATAGTCCCGCTATTAACTTCTTAATAATGCCTTTAAGTTATGATCTACAAAAAATACAGGCCATTGAAATGAACGATATGGTCCGTAAATCTAACTTCTCATTTGAAATGCACAATAATGTGTTAAGAATATTTCCTATCCCTAGAAACGATGGTAAAATTTGGTTTGAATATATTCTTAAATCTGAAAGAACATCAGGTTCTATTGATGCAAATAGTGGAGGTAATGTAAGTAATGTATCAAACGTTCCTTATACTAATCCAACATATTCATCAATAAATTCAATAGGAAGACAATGGATATTTGAATATACTTTAGCATTAGCTAAAGAAATGTTGGGGTATGTTAGAGGAAAATATACTAATATTCCTATACCAAATGATAATTTAACTTTAAATTATGGGGATTTAGTAACAGCAGCAACATCTGAAAAAATAGCGTTAGTTGAAAAATTAAGATTATTCTTTGATGATACATCAAGACAAAAACTCTTAGAAAGAAGAGGAGCTGAAAGTGATGCTATGCAAACTGAATTAAATAGAATTCCTTTCGTAATTTACATAGCTTAATAAATAAACCATGGCATTATTTGGATCTAGTCGAGACGCGTCTTTAGTAAGACACTTAAATAAAGAATTATTACATAATGTAGTAAATCAACAGTGTGCTTTTTATAAGTACGAAATTGAAAAAACAAATACTAATATATATGGAGAATCAGCAGGTGGGAAGTATTATTCTGGACCTGTGTTATTTAATTCATTAATTGAAGTTGGAGACAATACAAGCCCAACAAATGATTTTGGAGTAGATTTTGATTGGAGCATTACAGTAGCATTGTTAAGAGATGATTTAGTAGAAGCGAATGTCCATCCTGAAGTAGGGGATATTATATTATATCAAGAAAGTTATTTTGAAATAGATAATACTAACATAAAACAATTTTGGGCTGGTAAAGATCCTGATTATCCTTATGAAAATAATCCTTTAAATCCCGGATTAGCCGAATTTGGATACAATGTTTCAGTAGTATGTTCTTGTCATTATGTTCCAAGTGATCGTTTGAATATACAGAAAACCCGATTATAATATTTATAATAAAAAATGGCTAGAAAAAAGAACCCAACACCTAAAACACAAAAGGAAATATCTATTTCTTTACAGACTCCTACTGAACAAAGAGGAGTGGGTTTTCAGCCTATAGGAAATCCAAATGATGTAGTTGTTCCTAATAGAGCACAACAAACTTCATTTGATGGAGATGATGTAAAACCATTTAGTATTGGTATTCAAGATATTGATGAAGCTGTAATGTATTATTTTAAAAATGTTATTCAACCATTTGTAATTCAAAACGGAGAAAGACTAGCAGTTCCTATAATTTATGGTTCTCCTGAAAAGTGGAAATCATTCCAAAAAGACGGATATTATAGAGATGTTCAAGGTAGAATAATGGCACCTATGATAATGTTTAAATTAGATTCAATTTCTAAGAATAGAACGGTAGCAAATAAATTGGATGCTAATATGCCTAACAATTTTGGAGTATTTACTAAAAAGTATTCTCAAAAAAACACATATGATCAATTTTCAGTTTTAAATAATGTTGTTCCTGAACAAACATTTTATGCTACAGTTGTACCTGATTACTTAACAGTAACTTATTCATGTGCTATAATGACTTATTATGTAGAACAATTAAATAAAATTATAGAAGCAGTAGAATACGCTTCTGATTCATATTGGGGAGATCCTGAAAAATTTAAATTCCAAGCAAGGATAGATTCATTTGATAGAATACATGAATTATCAGATGATAAAGAAAGAGTAGTAAAAACCACATTTAGTATTAAATTAAATGGACATATAGTTCCGGATGTCCCTCAGAAAGACATTAACGCAATAAAAAAGTTTACTAATAAATCAAAATTAGTATTCACAACCGAAGTAGTAAATAAAATTTAAATAAATAATAGTTATGGAAACTAAACAATTAACACCCGAAGAAGTACAAACAATTAAAACCATTAGACAAGAAAGATCAGAAATAACTGATCAGTTTGGTGAAATTGAAATTCTTATCCAAGAATATGAAATGATTAAGCAAGACTTAAAAGAAAAATTATCATCTCTTAAAAAAAGAGAGGTAAAAGTTGGTCAAGAACTGCAAGAAAAATATGGGAGTGGAACTATAGATATAGAAAAGGGAGAATTTGTTAGTAGTATTTAACTTTGACAAAAATGTGTCATATTTATATCAAAACATAATATAAAACATGGCAACAACCCTAATTTCTCCCGGTGTACTCTCTATTGAGAACGATACATCACAAGTACGTCAACAACCAGTTACTGTAGGTGCCGCTATTATAGGTCCAACAGTAAAAGGTCCTTTAGAAATCCCTACAGTAGTAACATCATACAGTGATTACCAAAATAAATTTGGTACTACATTTGTAAGTGGTAGTGATGTTTATACTTATTTTACATCGATTGCAGCTTACAATTACTTTAACAATGGTGGTGAATCATTATTAGTAGCAAGAGTAGCAAGTGCAAGTAGCGCTTGGACATTTGCAACTACAGCAACTGCTTCAGCAGGTAATAGTGCTATTAAAAGTATTCTTGAAAACAGAGAAGTATTTGTTCTTGAAACCTTGGCTAAAGGTGCTATTATGAATTCCTCAAGTAGCATCGACTCAGCAGGAGCACTTGCTAGTGGATCTGCGGATAACGTTAGATGGGAAATCATAAACTCTAATACAAGTTCAGGTACATTTAACTTATTAGTTAGAAGAGGAAATGACAATACATTAACTCCAACAATTTTAGAAACATGGACTAACTTATCATTAGATCCATTTTCCC